ATACCCTATAACACCTCGTGACCCAGCATATCCAAGTGGACCCAATGGACCAATATCACCTTGTGGTCCTTGTATACCTTGAGAACCCACATATCCTGAACCTGTAGATCCAGTATAGCCAAGGCTACCTTGAGAACCAGCATATCCAGCTCCAGCAGATCCAGTATAACCAGCACCAACAGAACCTGTATAACCAAGACTACCGATGGAGCCAACAAAACCTACTGAACCTGTATAACCTATATCAACCAACAAGCTCCAATAGTCTGGGTTTGATGGAGGAATTCTACCTTGGTTGATACTTGCACCGATATTAGCAACAAGAGCAAAATATGCTGCCCCGTTATAGTTTACTACATCTCTTTTAATATAGTTTGTATTTGTATCCCAAGTTCCTCTAAAGTTTAAACCTATTGATCCAGCATATCCAACACCTTGAGAACCTACGTAACCAATATCTCCTTTAGAACCTGTATATCCTCTCGAACCAGTGAAACCTAACGAACCTGCGTATCCAACAACACCCTGTGAACCTACATAACCAGCACCCGTTGAGCCTGTATAACCTGATGCAGAGAATAAACTCCAATAATCTGTAGAAGTTGGTAAATTAGTTGAATTGCTATTATTAGGAACATTATTAATATAAACTGAACCATTGTATATTACTAAATCGCCAACACCATATTGTTGTGATAGAGTCCAATCACTTTTGAACGATGCCCCTGCAGAACCTACATAACCTGTATAACCTCTATCACCCTGAGATCCGGTATCACCCTTAGAGCCTGTAAATCCTACAGATCCTGTATATCCCACATACCCTTGTGAACCAGAATATCCAATATCACCTCGTGAACCAACAAAACCAACTTAACCAGTATAACCAGTATCACCAATATCACCAGTCTTAGCTAAAGTAAATACTACCTCTTCACTGTCTGCAAATATTGATGTATTACCTGAAACAAAGTTAACAGGAATAGAATAATAGTTGCCCGATAACGTGCTTCGTTCTATAATAGAAAATAATACAGTATTAAGTGAATTAGCAGACTCTGCTAATGTAAAGTGTCCTTTAATACCAGATCCAACATTATCCACAGCATTAACATAATTAGTTATTATGCTACTTTGATGATCTGTCTTATTAATAATGAAATGTGTGGCTGTAGTGAACACATTAGTATTGAATCTAAGGAATCCTGCTCCTGGATCTTGTTCAACTGTATTAGATGAGAAAATATAATCAAATACTATACCACCAAAGCTTCCTGAAGGACCAACAGATCCAGTATAACCTTGTATACCTTGAGATCCTCTATATCCAATCCCCACTGATCCCTGATAACCAACAGCACCAATAGATCCTCTATAACCTTCTGATCCTCTATAACCAGATGATCCTTTGAATCCCGTCAATCCTTGTACAGCACCAAAATATCTGACCTCAACAATAGCATTTGTCGGAGGTGTTACTGTATATGTTAAAGTTGTTCCTGTTACTGTATAGTCGACTCCTGGTGTTTCAATTAAACCATTAGTGAAGACTAAGATGTTGGTTGCATCTGCTGTTTGATCTAGAAGATCAAATATATTACTATTTCCATCAGCAACATAGCTAGAAGCCTTGTAAGGCATACTAACAATGCCTTGTGATCCTACATAACCAATATCACCTTTAGATCCAGAATATCCGATAGATCCAGTATATCCAGTAGGACCACCTGGATCACCTTTGGAACCTTTATAACCTACAGAACCAAAATAACCTACTGAACCTTGATAACCAACAGAACCAAAATAACCTATTGATCCTCTATATCCAACATCACCAACAGAACCCCTAAATCCTGTTTCTCCTTGAACCACATCAAAATATCTAACTTCTACAATAGCATCTAATGGAGGAGGATTAGCATAGATTAAATTGGGACCATCTACAGTGTAATCTACACCTGGAGTCTCAATAAGACCATTAGTGAATACCAAAATATTGTTAGGATCACCAGTAGCATCTAAAAGAGAAAAATAAGTGTTGCTACCATTTGCTACAAATATGGATGTCTGTGTAGGTTTACCTACTTTACCAATAGATCCAGTGTATCCTAAAGAACCTGCATATCCTGCACCAACTGAACCTGTATATCCTGTAGGACCTCCTGGATCACCTACAGATCCCTTATAACCCACTACACCTTGGCTACCTATATAACCTACTGAACCTGAATAACCAGTAGGACCAAGTTCACCTTGAGAACCTCTATATCCAACATCATCAGTTGTGATATATTTGATTTCTATGTGTGTATGAATATAAGGTGTAGATACCAGATAAATAACATCACCATTTGCATTTACAGTGTAGTCAACGTTTGGTTCTTGAACCAATCCATTAACAACTACTAAAATACTGTTTGCAGATGTTGTAGTTTGCGATAAAGAGTAGGTGTTTGTAGTGCCATCAGAAACAATTTGCTGGCTGTTAAAAATTAGAGACATCTATTGCCTTATTTAAATGCTTAATATATAATAATAACAATGGTATTTATGTTTTTGTAATGAGGTTATTATGAGTTTGCCAACAATTGCTATTCTTGATTTAATTGGTCTTGTCTATGATGGGAACACATTAAACAACCGTGGTTTGGGTGGATCTGAGTCAGCTGTAATACTTATGGCTAGAGAGCTTTCTAAACTTGGATTTCCAATTACTGTTTTTAATGCTTGCGCAGAAGATGATGCCAAGCCTGGAATATATGATGGTGTAGTTTACAGACCAGTAAACAGTATTAATTCTACCGATCAATTTGATATTTTAATATCATCTCGTACAGTTGTTCCGTTTGTCCCAGAACAGATGTATGAAGGATTCAATTCTGCTACTCGTTATCCATGTAAACTGTTTGAATCTATCAGAAAGAAAGCTAAGTTCAAAGTTCTGTGGATGCACGATACTTTTTGCAATGGAGATATCGTACTAGAAGATCTTGCTGTAAATGGTTATATCGATAAGATCTTTACACTGAGTGATTTTCATACATCATATGTAACCACGTGTGATCATGGCAAGCGCCGAAACTTTGAAGTATTAAAGAACAAGATTTTCCAAACTCGTAATGCTGTAGTTAAGTATTTTGATGAAGTGGATATTTCTAAAAAAGATCGTAATTTGTTTGTGTTCAATGCATCTGTTACGAAGGGGATGATTCCACTAATTGATAGAATTTGGCCAGTAATCAAACAATATATTCCTGCTGCTAAGTTAAAAGTTGTCGGTGGATACTACAAGTTTAGATCAGATAGTCCACTCGATGCTCAAGGTGAGACTCAACAGAAGCTTGCTCAAGAACAAAAATATAAAGATCTTGATGTTGAGTTTACGGGTATTATTACTCAGAAGGAAATTGATGAGCTACTAAGTCAAGCATCTTTCTTCCTGTTTCCTGGAGCTTTTCCAGAAACATTTGGTATCTCTACTTTAGAATCTTTAACATATAACACACCATTAATAGCAACACGTTTTGGTGCATTAGAAGAAACTGCAATTGACCAAGCATCTTACTTTATTGATTATGCTATTGAACCTAACAGCTTATTCCAAAATATTAATACTGATCACCAAGTAGACAGATTCTTAAGAACAGTATTTGATGCATATAACAATTGGTATCTTCACCAACAAAAGCAATACTATTGCAATGTAATCCAGGATATCAATACTTGGGATACTGTTGCTTTACAGTGGAAGCAGTTATTCTTAAAACAATTTAATCAATACATGCCTGTAAATGAATATCGTCGTGTATCTTATATTAACGATAAGGTTCACAGAGTATTTGGTCGTAGATTCTCAAATAAAGAAGAATGGAATAACTACAAGATTGGTTATGAACAACAAATTAGTATTATTACTCCATTCTATAATGCTGAGAAGTATCTTACAGCTTGTATGGAATCTGTAGCTGCTCAAGACTATGATAACTACATGATGTATCTGATTAACGATGTGTCCACAGACAATAGTGAGCAGGTCGTGAGAGATTTTATTTCTAGTTTGCCTGCTTATATGCAAGGACGTTTTGTTCTTATCAACAATAAAGAGAACATGGGTGCTGTATACAATCAGATCAATACCATAAAGAGCTATCCTATCGATAGAGATAGCCTTATTATGTTCCTTGATGGAGATGACTCACTTAAAAACGATAATAACATCTTCAGCTTCTATAATCAATTATTCTCAGAAAATAAGACAGACTATGCATATGGTAGCTGTTGGTCAATGGCAGATAATATTCCATTGATTGCACAACCATATCCAAAACAAGTAAGAAAGAATAAATCTTACAGAGATCACAAGTTCAATTGGGGTATGCCTTATCCACACCTAAGAGTGTTTCGTAAAGGCCTTGTAGATAATGTCGATAATTCTGCTTTCCAAGATGAAGGGGGTAATTGGTTCAAAGCAGGTGGTGATAACTCTACATTCTATAATATTATTGAACAAGCAGACCCAGATAAGGTCAAAGCTATTCAAGAGATATTCTATAACTATAATGATATTAACCCATTAAACGATTATAAAGTTAATGGTGAATTGCAGAATAAAACTGCAGCAAAGATTACAAAACAAAATACGATACCTCTACAAATAAACAGAGAAGATGTGCGCACGGTTACTAGAACAGGTAACTTTGAAATGATTGAAACCAAAGATATAGTGGTAAAGAATATTATGAAAAAGAGAATCCTTATTGCAATTCCTACAGCTAAGAATATTGAAGCAGCAACATTTAAAGCTATCTACGATTTGATTGTACCAGACGATTGTGAAACAGTATTTCAATACTTCTACGGATATAATGTAGATCAAGTAAGAAACTTAATTGCTGATTGGGTAGTCAAGGGTGATTATGATTATCTGTTTGCTGTTGATTATGATATCTCATTCCCACCAGATACTTTGGTAAAATTATTAAGCCACGATAAGGATATTGTATCAGGTGTATACAGACAACGTAATCCAGAAATACAGATACTAGAAATCTTTGAGAAGAACGATCAAGGTGGATTCACTCACATTCCTTATGAAAACCTTCGTAATGCAGGTCTTATGGAAGTTAGTGCAGTAGGATTTGGTTGTGTTCTTATTAAGAAGAAAGTAATGGTAGGAATTGGATATCCACAATTCCAATATCGCTCTGCAATAAACCACAATGATACATTCTCAGAAGATCTTGACTTCTGTAGAAAAGCAGGTATGAAAGGGTTTAAGCTTTATGCAGACTCTACACTGCTTTGTGAGCACATTGGCTCTTACGTATTCAGAGTATCTTAATAAAGATAATTAGCAGCTGCTACAGGCAACGTGTTTGCCTGTACACCAAGAACATCAGCAGCAATCTGTTTTAGATTACCAATAGTTTCTATAGTATTGCCAATTCTAGATGCAATTATTGTAGTTTCTATTGGTGCTGTTCTTGATAGAGTAACCAATACACTATTGTATTCTTGGATTGTTATTCTACTATCACGCATTAGTGTGTTACCCCAAGATCAACAGAAACAATACCTTCTGTAATTCTAGACACTATTCCAGTATTAGAATGTAGTACTAAATCATATACGTATCTCGTTTGAGTCAGTTGTGCAGTAGTTGCAGCATTCATTGATAGCGTGATCAAACCTGTATTTCCACCCGTAGAAACTGTAATTGGAATATACGTATTTGATGTATACGTTTTTCTTATTTGTGAATTTCCAGTATACCCCGTAATATCAAATGGTCTATTATAAACATCTATAAGATAAATGTTATAGACAAAATCTGCATTTTGATTTACTACTAGATTAGTTTTAACGGTCATTTTTTAAGCTATCTACTTCAGCTTTCAATTCCTTGATAGCTTCGATTAATAATGGTATGATTCTATCATAATGAACTGTTAGATATTGGTCACTAACAGGAGCTGGTACGACTGCTTCTGGTAGTACTTTCTGTACTTCTTGAGCAGATACACCAACTTCATCCTTGATAGGATAACCTAGATCTTGTGCTGTCTGGTTTGGACGATATTTAAATCCATTTAAAGAAATTAACTTTTCTAATGCATTTTCAATATTGCCTAGCTTATCCTTTAAATTATCATCAGAATAATAAGCTGTAATGTTACCAGTTGCAGTCAAAGCTCCAGTAATAGCAGCTCCTCCTGCTATATTAGCACCATTTCCAACAGACAACGAACCAGTAAGAACTTGATATCCATCAATTTCTAAGTTGCCTACGATATGCTGACTTAAGTTTGTAGTAATGTTACCATCTACTTGAAGATCGCCAGTTACATGTTGATTCCCAGTAATTGTAAATCCATTTGATGCAGTAAATGCTCCCCCTATTGTAGCGGAACCATTTACTGTCAAGTTACCAATTATATGAGAGTTGCCATGGACAATCTCATTTTTAGTACTTAAAGTACCAGTAACAATATTATTACCACCTATCTGGAAATCTGTTACAACGTTTCCAGAATATATTGTTAAAATACCATCCAAATTATAGTTGCCGGTGACATTCAAATCACCAAGAATTTGTTGATCGCCATGTATTCCATTAGAAACAGTCATTGTGTTTGCATGGATATTTTGAACATAAAGATCAGTAGAAGTCATAAAACTGTTAACGGTTACAAATCCTGTTGGATTTGCCCATACTCTTATACCATCTCCACCAATATAAACATTAGCCTCACTTCCACCAATAGTAGCATTGCTACTAACAACTACTGATGCTGTATTAATAAAGTTTGATGTAATTTTATCAGATGTAAGGTAAGTTGAACCATTAGTAAATTGTGCATGATTAGTTAGATATAAGTCATTAAAATTAGCATTGGCTGTACTTACTCTAGAAGTTCCCAACGTCATAAAATTTTCAGTATATTGTACTGTTCCATTAATAATCATACCTGTAGAAGTAATTACGTTATTAGAAGCTATAGATGTTTGAAGTACAATCGATGTTGGAGCAGCAACAGTATTAGATGTATCCTTTCCTAAAGATACAAAACCAGTGTTTGATATAGTGATGGAATTTTCAGAAAACGTTCCTGAAATAGATGCATTTCCTACAGCCGTATTGGAATTAACGGTTACGACACTATTTGACATTGCACCTGCCAATTGGCTAGTTTTAGCCATCCATTGACCAAAAGTATCTGTTGCTTGATTTACATTCGCTACTGCAATTGTCATTTCATTACTTTCCTAAAGCTTTTATAAGTAAATCTTTTATATCTGTAAGATCTGATTTAATAGAATTTACTTCTTCTTTTAGATTATTTATTTCTTCTAAATGTGTTTGTTCGACATTATTGTCAGAATGTTGTTGATTAAAATATTCTGAAGTATCTACAACATCTGTCTCACGATGTCTATAAGTAACCATTTCATCTCTTTGATTTATCATTTTAGAAGAATCTGGTTCTGGATAATAATATCTATCAAACATGTCACTGTTTGTTCTTCCTATTGGCATAGCATTGAAAGCAATAACTTTTCTATGCTTTTTAGTTATACTAAGATTGTTGACGCTGGTACTGTGCTGAAGCCACGCAGGAAATATAATTAAATCACCTTCTACAAATGGTATAGTGTGGGTATTTTGAAATTTTAATTCTTTTGTCTTACTTCTTGCAGGAGTCATTATAGTGTTGTAATAATAAGGTGAATAAAAAGAGGTACCTGATGAATTTTCATTTCCATCAAGATAATATACTCCTGCTAGATATGA